CCATGCAACGCATCTCCGTACATATCCTCTAACTCTTCTAGTGCTTTCTCAGCAGCCTGTCTTTGTGCAGTCTTAACTTCAGCATCTAGCTCTGCATTTTTGCTCATATGGCGATATAACGTAGCACGACTAACCTTTGCATCTTGACAAGCCTTTACTAGGCTGTGTCCGTCTGTAATGGATGCTATGATGTGTTCTTGTTTTGCTTTGCTTATCATGTGTGTGTGAAACTATCTATTAACATATATAAATGCGTGCTGGTCGTGCTGGGTGTGCCTGCCTGCGAAATAGCCCCCCATGCCTTATTATTTGCGTGTGTGCGTGTACTATTATTTTTATTGCGTGTTTCATTCTTTGCCGTGCGTGAATGTCTCATTACTGTGTTTATAAAAATATATATTATCCCTATCCTTTATATGCCAATCAATACCATATTATATATATACCTTTCAAACTATTTTGTTATGTTATTGTTTTTATTTGTTTTTTTTCTATACTTTTTTCTTTACAATAGAAATATTTTCTATATGCTTATATATATCAATTAGCAAAAGGATAACAACATGAAATATACAACACTCTTAATAATGGCAATGTTACAGTTTATTCTAATAATACCATTTAGCTTCTATTTAATGACTATTGGTTTTACTGGTCTATTCTTTACGTTAACCATGATTAGTTCATTACTTCTAATCATAACTTTATATTATCCATTAATAACAATTAACAACTAAGCAAAGGAAACAAAACAATGAAATTACATCACACACAATATAAAAAGAACTACGTTAATTATATACTTGGCACAATATACGAAGATATAAACGGCAAGCCATTAACAAACAACAAAAATAAAATAAGTTATATCTTTGAAAGATTCTATTCTGAATATGGCTGGAATATAGAAAGACAAGGCAAGTTAAAAGCCATGACTGAATGGTTACAAGGTTTAGCTTTAGACATTGAGTTTTATAACTATGACATTATACAATTAGCCATCAAAATGGGAAGTATTGACGAAAACCCTAATGAAGAGCTAGAAAATAAAGTTATAGATAATTATTTTAATTTCATGGCTCAAATAATACTATCATTAGAGCCTTCGCACATCATAACAAAGGATAACGAGCCGTTATATTATGGCAGCAATCAAGATTGTTTTTCTAAGCTGTTGGATATCCAGCCATTCAGTACAGATTACGCAATTAAAAACCTTGGTTATGATATAACAACTAATAACCTTTTATGGCGTTCTATAGCTAAAACAGCTTAATCTTGTATCACTTATAGGCTAGGAACTTTCCTAGTCTATGGGAGCTGCAAGCTCACAACATAGCAACAAAGGAGAAGCTAAACATGAACTACAAAAACAAAACAAACAAAGAAATGCAATCAATATTCTTAGATTGGATTAACAACTATCTTACATATGAAAAGTTTTCATCTGATTATGGTATTACTATTGAAGAAGCTGAAAAGCTAATCAAAGAAGCTAAAGCCATACATGAAAAACTAGTTAAGGAAGCAATGACAACTAAACTATCTAAAGATTTAGGAGCTAATAAAAAGTTCCTTGATGAAAAGATTATATTTATACGAGCATAATAACATGGCTAGTATAATAAAAGGTTATCTTAAATTCATAGGCTTATTATTAGCATCAATAGCAACAATGTATTTCATATATTATTTGCTATGGTTCGCATGCTTATTAAATGAGTACTGTTATAATCAAAACTTTAACCTATAAAATCAAAGAAAGGACATAATAAAATGAATTGGTTTACTTATAGCAATATTAATATTGATTATCAGCCTAAAACATTCAACACAAAAGAAGTAAATTGTTTAGATTGTGATGAAGTTTTAATTACTAGAGATTATGAAGAGACATTTACAGAATGTCATTATTGCAAATCTCAAAACCTAGGAAATGAAAATATTAAAACAAATCCTAATGTATAAAAAGAATTGTAAAGGCTAGTTTACTACTAGTCTTTACATAACCAAGCCATACGGCTTTTAAAACGCCACTAATGGCACAACTAGCAAAGAGAAAGGCTATAACATGACAAAACAAACTATTGATATAACACCTAGTTGGAAAGCAGCTAGTGAAATATTAATCATGGCTTTGCAAAATCCCAAGCTATCTAAAGAAGGATTTGATGAAGGCATGGCACAAATAAGAGAAATGGCAAGCAAGCTAGACATAGCTTGCAAAGAGTTAAACAAACTAGCAAAGGAGAAATAGACATGACTAAAAAAACAGACTGGCAAATACAAGCAGAGAAAGAGCAAGCTATCAAAGAAAAAGCAATGAAGAGCTTAACTGCTGAACAATTAGAGACAATCAAAGAAGCTCACAAAACAATAGGAGCTTGTTTAGACATGCTTTTTGAATGTCAAGACTTGTATCTTTCAGATTTGCACAAACTCAATAATGTTTATTGGGCAATTAAAAATCAATTTAACTTGGAGAAATAGACATGGCTAGATTTATATTAGACGTAGCATCTAAGGATAGTAAAATATCCTTAGAAGAACTTACGAAAGTTATTAATATACATAAAGACTATTTTGGAGAGTTTGTTTCTACAATAACTTTAGTAGATGAGACAAACGAAAACCAATTCTATGAAGAAGAGCTTGAAGAAAATCCATCATTGAATGATTTGAATGAAGAGCAAATTAATAACTTCAAGAAATCTAACAGAGAAAGAGTTTAAATAAAAAAGGCTCTGCAAAACATGAAATGCAGAGCCTACAACCTAGCAAAAGGTAAGGAGATATTACCATGCAATTAACAAAAGAGCAATTTAAAACTATCAGAACAGAGCTTCAATACACTCAAAAAGAGTTCGCTGAAATGTTAGGAATAACTATCAGAATGATAACATACTACGAGTCAGGACAAAGACCAGTTAGCAAGACTGTATCTATTTTAGCTAAACGTATTTATCAAGACGAAAAGTAAAAGAGAAATAACGCAAATCTATGTAAGTATATCTATGCAGTACTGTACTGCATAGATGTACTGTATTGCAATGCTATCAAATCTCAGATATTTTTTTTATTTTTATTAAAGTTTACATTCGTCAAGGCTATGAAAACAAAACAATGTTTTGATCGTTGCCGTAGGGCTTTGCTAGGACAGCTACGCTGATTATACGAGGGAGCAAAATCCTGTCAAGAAAATAATTTATCTTGAATATGTTTACTTACATAGCCATGCACAAAACGAGAAACTTCCCTCATTCTTTGTTCCATTGGTTCAAGCTCATTATAGTAAGACCAGTAAGCATCAAGAGTAATATCAGTCATGTGATTATTGCTATCGCCTAGTACTTTGAGAGAAAGAACAATTTCTTTGAACCTATCTTTTGTCTTACACTTCTTTGCATACTTCCTAATTAAATTAATATTATTTTTCATTGGCACACTCATAATAGACTAGAGCATAGCCAAGAATATCTTGAACAGAGTCAGCATGATTAGGAGTTTCCATTAACCTAGCTTGCTTTACGGCAATCATACACAGAGCTACTTGTTCAGCAGTAATCTCTTTATCTAACAGGACAGACCACAAACGAGCAATGCGAGTATGATTATCTAGCATTGAACCATAGCTTTCCCCTCTTTGCTTAACAACATCAGCTGTTTTTTGTAACAACTCTAGCTTATCCATTGTTAACCTCATATGTCTCCATTGATTCAAATGCAATTCCTATTGCTCTTTTATGTAGTGCTTTTTTATATTTCTTTTTTAGGTATGTTTTAATGCAATCTTTCGTACAAAAATTAACATATTTATTTAGACTTGTTTGCCATAACCTAAACTTTAAATTCTTTTGTTTGCATACTTTACAACTCATCTCGCTCCCTCACTATGTAAAACCATGTTTCTATATCTACCTCACAAACCAAATCATGCCCAGCATTAAAGTTCCTCGACAGGACATCAAGAGAAATGACACATTTAATAGGACAATTATTGTATTTGTATATCAATACTGGAGTCAGATTTAAACTCGCAGCAGATTCTTTTGCTTGCTCCCACCAAGCACGTTTAAACGTAGTGCCTTTGAGATATGCTTTACATTCAATAGACCAACCAGGAATAATAATATCAGCCATACCCTTTGATTGATACTGGTCAAGGTTTCTCTTGGCATCTATGTTAAGATTATCTTTGATGAGCTTGCATATCTTTCTCTCAAAAGATGCACCTTTGTTGCGACTATCTGCCATCTATCATTCTCTCTTGCATCTGTTTGAGAAAGTCATTCGCAGTTACTTGACCAAGTGTAGCTAACTCTATCTTGTTCATTGTGTCAGGTGTTGGGAATCTCTCACATTTTATGAGCCTACATATAGCTGATCTAGTCAACCCTGATTTGAGGGCAAACTTGTTTTGTGTCAGCTTGTTCTTCTTTATGTACTCAATTAATTTCATGCTGCTATAATATTTATGTGTTGACAATCTGTCAATTATAATTAATTATTATGTTGACAGTAAAGATTGATAAGAATAGAATCGTAACCTACAGTATTGGAGACAACATGGCTGAGATACCTGATTACAGACTAAACTTTGGCATTGAGCATGAGAGTGCAAGCAACGGAACTGCACCAAAAGATGAGATGATACTTAAGCATTACCTTAGAAAAGAACA